TGTAATCCAATATTAAGCCATTTTTCTGTTTCCATAGCATTTACTGTAGCCATATGAAATAACATCTTTAAACTAACTTCTGATACATTAGCCACATTACTATTACCAAATACACTTGGCATACACCCTACTTGGCTAATCATCTCTTTTATATTATCAAGGTATAACTTAATTGTCTGATAGTCCATCATAGTTGATACTGTCTTATAATCACCATTATCAAGATTAAGTACATATCCAGTAGCATCAGCAGGTATGGTACTTTCTATTCTCTGCCCTATTGCTACATTCATAGGATTCAAACTATTTATATATATAGCATCACCCATCTTAGATAATATATCTTCTAACTCATCCAGTAATGGCTTTATATCCTTTAATATACTCTCACCAAAGTTATTATCAGTATCACTAAAGTTATGATAATGTATAGGAAGTCCAGATATATTTACCTTTGTACCAATCAACTTCTCTTCTCCACCCTCGTTATTCCAATACTCAACGTATGTAGGATAATATACATTATAATAACTGATATTACTAAAGGCATCAGTCCAATGTTCTATAAACGATATATAATTACCCATATCATCATATACAGGATAACTATCATAAGTATCAATTACCTTACTCTTTATTACACCATTATCAATATACACATATTCATAAGCATCAGCAAACTTATTTACATTATCAAGTATCTTATAATCAATCGTATCATATAACCCTAGATCATAAATCTCATTAAATACCTTTACGATTTCTTCATCACCAGATAAAGTAATTGGATTGCCTAATAAATAGGTTGCATGAAATTTCAATACCGTTTTAGCATATTGAATAATAGTTTTTCTTGTTATTAATTCCTTACCTTTATACTGTGCATCTTCTCTCTGTAATACCTTATGATTACCACTTAAATAATTCCTATTACTAATTACATTAGCAATTCTTGACTTGTGATAAGCTTGTTGCACTTCATCAACAAACCATTTAGCAGGATTATCAAACCCCATTTTATAATTGTCTATATTCATATAGAAAACCCCTTTCTAAGCCGATTTAAGGCATTATAAAAGCAAAGGTATATAAATCCCCCTTTGCCTACTTACAACGCCGATTTAAGGCTAATACCTATCAAATAGCATATGAAATACCATATTAAAATGGATACCATATACCATTCTTCATACCTACAATACATAAGCATAATGCCATTACTAAATCATCATTCTGACCTCGAATAGCACCCATTGAGCCATTATCATTTGCAATATACACTTTCATTTCCTCTAGTAATTCCCTACTGTTTACCTTAACAAGCCCTTTATCAAACCATTCTCTACAATCATTTACTATAATACTCTTTGTCTTATTATTTGTATCAAAGCCAACTTTCCATATAGCACGATTAAATTCATCATAGGTCTTATATTTAGTCATATTCATATATTTCTTTTCATACCTTAATCGTTCAATTACACTATGTCCACCACTTGCCTTTTCTACTGTAAGTAATGCCTTATTATAATATCTGCCTAATGTATCAATAATATCTGCTAACTGATAAGGTTTTATCTTATTATTCTTAAACTGTGCAACCTGTTCACCATCTGCATTAAGTACTATAATAGTTGAATAGTCCTTACCTATACCTTCACTACAATCAACCCCTATATAATACTTATCATTTGACTTAGGAAGTTCCCACATCTGTAATGAATTAGGATATAGATTAAGCAGTATACTAGGTAATCCCACTATGTTATTCTTAGGTATATATGTAACTTTATCATTAATAATATTTTTAATAGTATTATCAATTCTATTGCCATCAAATAGTTGACTTCCTGTAGTAAGAAAGCACTCATCATCAGTAGATGGATATTCAACCCTAAAAGTATCTAAGCCATCTGTTGCTATCTTTTGCCTTCTCCATGTAAGTTGATCTAAACTAGCACCCATATCATATAAGATAATTTCATCTGTATCTAAATCATCAATAGATAATTCCATACCATTATTACTAGCCTTATATCTATCTACTGCTAATTGATAATGATTTTTAAATAATGCCTTACCATTTATCCAATTAAAAAAGAATGGCTTATAAGTATTTTCACCATTCTTAGCTTGATAATATGTTTCACTAAATTTATTAAAACCATTGGCAGTTGATTCTATTATTACCATTCCACTTTCAGATACTGCCTGACTAATTGCTTTCATTTGTTTATCTGGATTCTTCCAAAAAGCAAACTCACTAAGATGCACTACTCCATTTACCGTTTCACCTCTTAATAAATCTTTATTACCGGCTGTCATACAAGTAATCTTGCTACCATTAGTAAAGGTTAATTCTTGCCTATTATTCGTTATTAAATCTGGTCTTATAAACTCTGGTAATGAAAAGAACTGTTGCTTTAACTTAGCAAAAATACTATTTGTAGATGTTTGATTATGAGATATTAATACACAAGTCGTATTATCCTGTACGATACAAGCACGAATAGAAAGGGCTATCGTTATTGACGATAACCCCAACTGTCTGCTTTTCAATACTATATTATCTTTATCTAAATTCTCAACAAAATACCTTTGTTCTTGTTGGAGTATAATTATTATTGGCAAAAGGAATAAAAAAATAGGAAGTAGATAAAAATCTACTTCCCAATCATACAGTTTTTCTTTATAATGTTTAACGACAAAGTAAAACACAAAGGAGACTGTATGATGGAAGTAATTATAAAGGATAAAATCATTTCGTTCAAGGAGTTAGAGCAAAATATTTTTAAATATATTTGCCAATGTGGCTGTGAAATGGCACGGATTATTTTGGAGGACAATGATAAAGAACTTGAGAAAGCTAGAGATAAGAAGGCTTACCGACATAAAGGAACACGATCAACAAGCATAAAGACTGTGTTTGGTGAAGTGAATTACGCACGTACTGTTTATAAACATGTAAATGAAGAAGGTAAGACTGAGTGGATTTATCTTTTGGATGAAGCAATGGCAATGGATAAAATAGGTCTAATCTCCACTAATCTAGCAGAAAAGATAGCTGAAACTGTCACGAAAGAATCTTATCGTGGAACAGCAGATGCTGTTAGTCATACAACTGGTCAGGTAATTAGCCATGGAGGTGCATGGAATCTAGTACAGAAGCTAGGTGATAAAATATGTGCCGAAGAAAAATCACTGGTATCTGAGATGAATGCTGGTGAACTTGCTGGAGAAGAAGTAACCCCCATATTATTTGAAGAGATGGATGGCGTATATATTTCGATGCAGGGAAAAGCTAGACCGGGCAAAAAGAGAAGTAGGGAAATGAAAGTTTCAGTTGCTTATAAAGGCTGGGAAGATGATGGAAAAGCGAACACAAAGTTAGTTGGAAAAATAATGACAGCCGGTATGGAGAATGCAAAAGAATTTCATGCAATTAGAGAAGCTATGCTGCAGAAAAAATATAATACAGATGAAATAGAAATAAGAATACTGAATGGAGACGGAGGATCATGGATAAAAGATCCTTATGAACCAGAAACCGTGTTCCAACTAGATAGATTTCATATTTATCAAGCAATTATTCGTAAGATACCTGATAAAAAGGCGCAAAAAGCAATTAGAGAGCTTATAGATGAGGATAATATCGAAGAGTGTTTTGCATATATAGAGGCTTATGCAACAAGTGTGGAAAGTCCCGAAACTACAGATAAAGGTAGTAAAAAAGCATTGGAATTACTAGAATATCTGCAGAAAAATAGAGAGGGATTAATTCCGTATCAGCGAAGAGGTATAAAGCTACCGAAAGAACAGCCTGGAATCGTATATAAAAATCTCGGAACACAGGAAAATCATAACTGCTCGGTAATTACACAGCGAATGAAACACCGGAGAATGAGCTGGAGTATCAGTGGAGCTAATAACATAGCTAAGTTACTAGTGCGAAAAGAAAACAAAACCCTATACGATACAATAGAACGATATACGGATGGAATTATTATGGAGGCAAGGCTAAACGAAGTAATGGACGTATTAAGTGCTGCGAAAGCACCTAAGTATGATGGAAAAGGTAATAAAGATGGAAATATTCAAAAGGGACATTTTGCATTAAGGGATGCAATGATGACCGGATCAAGAAAAGTATTAATAAGAGCATTTGCATAAAAGCATTGCTTATTATTGAGATACAAAATCTGTTTATTTTCTGTTTTAAATAGAATAAACCAGGTGCTAAGAGTTCCTCTTGTGCTTGGTTTGGCTTCAGCTCCTTTTCCTGTACAAAACTTGGAACTCTTACTCTATTTAATCAGAAAAAAACATGCAAAATGAAGGCTTAGAAAAACTGAATGAGTAATTGCCAATAATCACTTGACACAAACCGGAGCGTGTGAGTTGAAATACTTCTGATAGCCTTGGCAAGCAAATGAAAAGAGTCACGCTCCACACGGAGCGTGTGAGTTGAAATGGAGAATGTTAAAAACGCTATTTTATCAGGTGTGTCACGCTCCACACGGAGCGTGTGAGTTGAAATTTCTGGAATGTTCTCACGGTGAGCAGTGGTCCTTAGTCACGCTCCACACGGAGCGTGTGAGTT